GCGGCGGCGTGGAGATGGACAATTACGGTCGGCCACTCGCGTATCACATCCGCAAGATTTCCACGTGGCCCGCGATGTTTTTCCCGGCGATCGGCGGGATCGCGGGCGAATGGGAGTGCATTCCGGCCGCGACCGACTGGGGCAGAAAGCGCGTGCTGCACGTCTACACGCCCGATCGCGTGGACCAGACGCGCGGCAAGCCGATGCTCACGCCGGTCATCGAGCAGTTCCGAATGCTCGATAGCTACCAGCGGGCCGAGCTGCAATCGGCGATCGTCAACGCCTTGGTCGCCGCCGTCATCGAAACCCCACTCGACCCCGGCACGCTGGCCGACATGATGGGCGGCGATCCCAACGCTTACCTTCAGTCGAAAAACGAATACCGGGTACAGCTTGAAGCTGGCACGGTGTTTCCGCTCTATCCCGGCGACAAGATGACGCCGTTTGCGCCCGCGCGTCCCGCGCCGCAGTTTGCGGCGTTCAGCGAATTCGTTTTGCGCCAGATCGGCGTCAGTATGGGCCTGCCCTACGAACAGTTGATGAAAGACTATTCCAAAACCAACTACTCCAGCGCCCGCGCCGCACTGCTCGAATCCTGGCGCTATTTCATCACGCGCCGCGCGTGGCTCACGACCTACTGGGCGCAGCCGGTGTACGAACTGTGGTTTGAGGAAGCAGTCAACGCGGGATTGATCGACGCGCCGGATTTCTACAACCTGCGTGCGTTCTACACGCGCGCCAAATGGATCGGGCCTGGCCGGGGTTGGATCGACCCGGTGAAAGAGGCCGAAGCCGCGCAGGTGCGGCTGGCAACGGGAATCTCGACTTTGGAGGCAGAATGCGCCGAGCAAGGACTGGACTACAACGACGTGATCGACCAGCGGATGATCGAGAAACAGCGGTTGCAGGAAGCGGGGTTGTGGCAGGAACCGCCGCCGCAGAAACCGATGGGCTTCCCGGCGGAACCGGAGGAGACGCCCGTCCGCGCGCCGCTGTAGACCACGCGCCGCTGGCGCTGGCGGTTTTCTCTGACGACCGTCCTTGGGCGATCACGCGCCGCGCCATTGGAGCCATGATCCGCGCCGCGCGTCACCCCGACCTGGAAGCCGTAGCCGCACGGATAGGCCAGCCGGTCGATGGCGGGCGCGGCGTCGAGAACCACAACGGCACCGCGGTGATGGACATTCGCGGGCCGCTATTTCGATACCGCTCGATCTGGACGTGGCTCCTGGGCGGCACCTCGGTGGAAGAAGCTGCGCTCGACCTGCACGCCGCGCTGGACGATCCCACGGTGAACCGGATCGTTTTGGCGATCAACTCACCGGGCGGTCAGATCGACGGCATCAACGAGCTGGCCAACATGATCCGCGCCGCCAACGGCACCAAGCCGGTCACCGCGTATGTCGACGGCCTCGCCGCCAGCGGTGCGTATTGGCTGGCCAGTGCAGCCGGTAAGATCGTCGCGGATGAAACCTCACAGCTAGGGTCGATTGGTGTACTCGCAACCGTTGTCGATGACCGGGATGCGGAGGAAAAGCGCGGCGTGAAGCGGTTCGACATCGTGTCGAGCCAAAGCCCGCTCAAGCGCACCGACCCGGCGACCGACGAGGGCCGCGCGCAGCTTCAGGAAATGGTGGACGCGATGGCCAAGGTGTTCATCGAAAAGGTCGCCAAGTTCCGGGGAACCAGCGAAGAGAAGGTGGCCCGCGACTTCGGGCGCGGCGCAGTGCTGCCGGCGCGTGCCGCCGTCGGGGCGGGCATGGCCGATTCGCTTGGTTCCCTGGAAGCGGTGATTCAGGGACCGGACGCGGGCGCCGCGCCGATCCGCGATATCCGCGATAAACCGGGTTTGCGCGTCGCCGCCCCGACCTTCGACGAAGAGGAACTGGAGGAGGAAACCGACGGGACGACGCTCAACGACGACTCCAGTTGCACCTGCCCGCCCGGCGAAGGCGATTGCGCGTGCGCGAAGGACGAAGCCGACGAAGAGGACGAGGAGGGCGACGAAAACGGCGATGAGGACGAGGACGACGAAAGCGAGGGAACGGAGCAGAAGCCGGACGAAAGCTCCATTCCAAAAGGAGAAGGCGACTTGATAAAGCCAACTGAAGAACGGCAGCGAATCGCTGCAATTTTGAACTGCGAGGAAGCGAAGGGCCGCGACGAGTTGGCCCGTATGCTGGCACTCGAAACCAACCACACCGTCGATGCCGCGAAGAAACTGCTGTCGGCCGCTCCGGTCGCGGTGGCCGCTCCCCCGGTCAACGCGCTCGAAACCCGCATGGCCCAGATCGCCAACCCCAAGGTGGGCGTGCCGGGTGAAGCCGCGGGCGACGAATCGGCCGCGACCGAGGTGCAGCGCATCCTGGCGTTCGTGCCCAAGGAACGCAAGCGGATGCACGTGCAGTAAAAAGGAGAAACCATGCCGACATTCACAGCAGCAAATCCGAACGTAATTTCGACTGCCGGATTTTTCGTAGACACCTACACCTACGATCCGCTCTATGCGGATGCCACCGTTTCGCAGAGCGCCAATATTGCCGGGAGCCTGGGCGTGCTGAAACGCGGCACCGTGCTGTTCGGGCCAGCGGCTGGCAGCCCGATCACCAACGCCACCCTGCTCACCACCGTCGCGACCGGCGCGGTCCAGCGCTGCATCCTGGCGGTAGACACCGATACGACGGGCGGACAGGTGACGAGCCTCGTCTACACGCAGGGCAAGTTCCTGGATACGGCGATCACTTTCTCGAGTTCCGGCGCGGCCAGCGACTGCGCGAATCTCTGGGACTTCGGCATCTATGTGCTGACCGTCGAACAGCGGTCGGGCATCCTGGTGCCGATGATGAAACTGCCCGCGACGGGCGGGCCGCTGCCGCAATCCATGTCGGTCAAGGACGCGGCGCAGGCGACGAAGGACCAAGTCGAAGCCCTCAAAGCCGCGATGGCCGCGTTCCAACCCGCGAAGCCGCCCGAGCCGCCGCCGCCGAGCGGGCTCGAACCGGCCTGGGCGATCGTGGCTTTCGGGGAACCGAAGCCCACGCAGGAGCAACAGGTCAAAGATCAGATCGCCCAAGGTCTGAGCGATCTCGCGGCCAACGAGCAGAAGGCGCTGGATGACCTGAAGACGCAGCAGGAGCAGCAACTCTCGCAACTGCTGCAGCAGCAGCAGCAGGCCCGTGCGCAGTATCAGAAGCAGTGCCAAGCCGCGCTCGATCAGGCGAAGCAGGCCGACGCCCAAGCGCAAGCACCGCCCACGCAGCAGCCGCCCAGACAGTCGGGTTACTAGCCCGCTTGAAAACGCGCCCGCCGTCTCTGGTACAGGCGGCGGGTCGCATGACGAGAACCCACCCAGTGCAACCGGAGGCAAGCCAACATGGCCGACGTATTTAGTACAGACGTTTTGACCGCTGTGCTCCAGAGCTTACTGGGTAACCCGCAGTTCTTGCTCGATCGTTTTTTCGGCATCACCCAGGCCGAGGCGAGTGAGCAGATCCACTTCGACGTGATTCAGGGCAAACGGCGCGTGGCTCCGTTTGTCTCGCCGCTGGTGGAAGGGCAGGTGGTCGCATCGCAAGGATTCGTGACCAACACATTCACCCCCGCCTACATCAAAGACAAGCGGGTATTCGACATGAACCGTCCCTTGAAGCGTATGCCCGGTGAGCAGATCGGCGGCACCATGAGCCCCGCCGACCGCGTGCGCGCCTTGATCGCGTTCGACATGCAGGACCAATTGAATATGCTGCGCCGCCGCCTGGAGGTGATGTGCGGCGAAGTGCTGACCACGGGTAAGTCCACCATCAGCGGCGATAAATATCCCACGCAGGTGGTCGATTTCCAGCGCAGCGCCACGCACACGATCACGGCCAACCCGCTCTGGAGCGCGGCCACGCCGCCGATCCTGAATAACTTGCAGGACTGGGCGCAGGTGGTTCTGGAAGATACCGGCGTTTTTCCGAACGACGTGATCATGACGGTGGATGTGTGGAAGGTCTTCCGCGCGGACGCTGGCGTCACCAACGTGCTGAATATCTTCCGCCGCTACGTTGATCTGCCCAGCGTGATGCCGATGGCTCAGGTGACCGAGGGCGGCGTGCAGATGGGCAACCTGGAAGGTTTCAACATCTGGGTGTATTCCGGCTGGTATGTCGATCCCGCCACTGGCAACGAACTGCCGATCCTGCCGCCCGGAACGGTGATTCTGTGTTCGCCTACGCTCGAAGGCGTGCAGGCCTTCGGCGCGATCCGTGACGAGGAGGTGGGGTTGCAGCCGGTGCCGTATTACGTCAAATCCTGGATTCAACCGGACCCGGCAGTGCGCTACGTGATGCTGCAAAGCGCGCCGATTATGGTGCCGTTCCGTCCGAACGCCAGCTTTATGGCGAAGGTGCTTTGAAGATCCGCGGTGCCAGAGCGGAAAGCGTCGCGCGCCTCCAGATCGTTACTGGGGGTTTGGGGGCGCGGGCGCGCTAAGGAGCTATGAGTAGTTATCCGATCAACCCGTTCATCAACGCTTACCTGCCCGCGATGTTCTGGCCCGCCGAGATCGCGACCTTCGGGCGGCAGGTGACCTACTTGCCGCAAGGCGACTCGGCGCAGCCCGTGGACATCATGGTGCTCTGGAAAGAAGGAGCGTCCGACGAGGAAGTCTCGCCAGGGCGTTACAGCCACATGGACGTGCAGAACGCCGATCTGCCGCAGCCGCCCGCGCTGCGCGACACCGTGCAGAAGGACGGCAAGACTTACCAGATCGTGCGCATCATGGCGATGGCCGTTTATTTTTCGGTCATCGTGCTGCAAGAAGCGGGGCCGGTGCTCTGATGGCGGGCGGGGTGCAAATCACGGTGCCGAAAACCGGCAAGGTGCGCGGGCCGAACCTGAGCGACCCGCAATTGAAGGCGATCGGCGATGCGATGGTGGCCGAGCAGAAGGCGCGCTGGGGAAAAAGCATAGACGCCGGTGGCCAGCCCGCGAAGAAACTTGCCGTGCGCTACGCCATCATCAAGCAGGCCGTGCTGCACAAACGCGCGGTGCGCGATATGAGGTTGACCGGCGCGACCATCGCGAATTTCACCTTGCGCAAGGCGGCGGACGGCAGAATCCGCGCCGAGAACACCACGCGGCTGGAGCGCGCCAAGGCACTGCGCGCCAATAGCTACGACCAGATGATCGGCTTCGCCAACTCTGACGCCAAGGTGGTCTTCGACGAGACGCAGGTGCAATACGGCAAGTATGTCCAGACCGCCTGGATTCCGATCACCGGCACCAACCGCCGCCCGTCCACGCTGAACGTCCCATGATCGACTACATCGACCTCACGAACGCGATGGCCACGGCGCTGGGCAATATTCCCGAGCTCGTGGCGATCCTCGCGCCGGTCGATCCGATCCAGCCTTACATCGACAACAACCCGACGGCGAATTCCGTCGACAAGGCGATTTACCAGATGCAGCCGGGGCAGGTGCTGGTCGTCTGGACCGACACCACGCTGGTGCGCGAAACGATGGGCAAGTGGTCGCACACGGTCGAGATCTGCGTGCGCGCTTTACCCGATCAAAGCGATCTGGTTCTGATGCGGACCATCATCAACGGCGTGCCGAATCCCGGCGACGGCATGGTCTGGCGCAATTGCCCTCTAATGCCGGGGCTGTACCCGACCGAGGTCGTGAGAACAGGCCGGCGCACCGATACCGAAGGCGTCGACTACGGCGTGATCCTTACGGAAACGCTCGAAACAGGAGACTGGCCCAACCCTTGATAGGAGGTTAGACGAATATGGCAACGTCGCAAGAGTGGTACTACACGCAGCAGCCGCCGTACCCGCAGGCACCCGAGCCGCAGCCGCCCGAGCCGCCGCTTTTCAGCGGCGCGACTCCTCCGGGCACGCCGACTCCGCAGGCCGGACCCCCGTCCTGCCCGGCGAACATCCAGGAGACGCAGATCGCGTTCGGCTATCAGCCTCAGACCGACGTGCCGACGATCAACTCGCTGGCCGAGATGTGGAGTCTGACCAAGGTCAATCCGGCGCTCTCGACGGTCAACCCGGTGAACGAAACCAATGCGCTCGACATCGGCAAGGGCAACGAGTTTCCAAGCCAGGTCTTTCCGTCCTACCAGGACGCCAGCGTGGCGCTGGAGAAGTACGTCTCCAGCGAATTCATGGCGTGGCTGTTCTGTTTCACGACCGGCGACGCCACCAAGACCACGGCGGGCACCGGGTTCCAATACTCGGCGATCCCCAACGATCCTTCGGCGACTTGCATCAACCTGCCATGCTTTACCTGGGACGAGATGATTCGACCGGAGCCGAATTCGATCGTCGACCGGGCACTGATCGGCTGCGTCGTCGGCGATTGGACGCTCACCATGTCCAGCGGGCCGGGACGCGCGAATTGCCGGGTGTCGTGCAACTTTCCCGGTTCGGGCCGCGTCCAGGCGCCCGGCCTGACGCCGCTGCCCACGGTCACCGCGGAACACTTCCTGAACGCGGCGGGCGCCACCATCACGATCAACGGCATCGACTACGTGCTCACGCAGTCTTTCATTTCGCTCGAGTTCCGCTGGAACAATAACGTTCGGCTCGACACCGGCCTCTATCCCGGTTCGGGCACGCAGAACGGCTATGCGGTGCGAGGCCGCATGGAATACGGCATCCGTGAGATGACGCTCTCCTTCGTGGCCCGCGCGCAGAAGGGCAGCCCCGAATTCAACAACCTGATTAACCAGACCGAAGGGCCGGCTTCGTTCGGCGTGAAAGGCGCGGCGATCGACGCCAGCAATTTCCATTCGTTTACCATCACCATGCCGCGCACGCGAATGCAGAGCGTGGTGAATGGCGACGACAACAACATCGTCACGGTGCAATGCGCGGTGACGGCGCTGATGCCGACCGATGGGGTAACGCCGATCATTACAATGTCGGCCACGACAACCAAGGACGCGATCCTGGGGCTTTAATGCGTGCTCAAACGCGTGATCTGAAACCTATGTGTTCGGAGACTCTGGTCGTCGATCAGAGCTTCCCCGTCATAGTAGGTGCGGATTTGAGCGCCGAAACTATTGGCGGCGTCCACCCACGAACTGAATGTGTAATGTCCGTTGCCCGCGTATGTCACTTGCGATTGGTGCCAGACACAACTCTGAAAATCTGCCGTCGCCGGGGCCTTCAGCGTGGCCTCTACCTGCTCTTGCACGCCTTTGCATATCCAGAACTCCTGGCCCGATTTGGGGTCTCTGGAATGAAGATCGCGCCGCGCCGCCGCCTCACCGTCGATCTGCGCCATTCTCGCGTCATCCTTCGAGGCCTCTTCTGGATACATCGCGCGCCAGAGGTGAGTACACGTGAAAACGAGCACCGCCGAAAAGATAAGAATGCCCAAACAGCCGAGACACCCTTTCATTGGGGGCCTCGATTAGAAATCAGTATGAATTTGTGCATAACAGTACTATTGTATCAATTGATACTAAGTGCCGCTGCGTGAAGGGGATAGCTCATGTTTGATACCAACACCAGCATTACGATCGGCCTCCGCACCGCTCACGGGAAGACAGACATTACCGTGCGCTGGCCGAGCGACGAAGAGTGGGGAGCGCACCGCAAGCGCCGCAAGATTATGCAGCGGCAGTTAGGCCGCGGCGCCACCGAGACGGAAATCGAAACCGGCGAGGCCGACGCGAAGCTGTACGACGCGATCAAACTGAACGGCGCGCCGCCGCTGTCGGTCGCCGAAGCCACCCGCATCGTGGATACGATTGCCACCTGCGATGTGCTGAACGTGGATCTCCACGCCGAAGACGCCGAGGTGCAATTGCAGACCCTGATGGGCGAGGTCAAGCACACCGTGCGCATTCCGACGATGGATCAGGTCCGCACGCTGCAACGTTCGACGCGGCTGATTACCCTGCCTTACAACCGGCAGGAGATCAAGACCAATCTGGAGACCAGCACCTTGCTCTGGGACCAGTGCGCCGGCCGCACCGAGGGTTATACCGGCCCGGTGCCGAATATCCACAAGGACGTAGCGATCCGCGCCGTCGTCGCGGCGATCGACCAGGAGGCGGCACCGAAGTATGACGAGTCAAATTTTTAGCGGGCGCGGGCGGGTGGCCCGAATCTCCGTCGCCGCGCTTTATCTTCCACCGGATGCTGCGCCGCGACCAGCTTTGCCCCGGTGCTGGCGAATGTCCCGACGTGCTCATGCGCGATCCTTACGCCAACGCCAACTCCGCGCGCTGCGACGAGTGCCCGCTCCAGCAGTTGGACGATTACCTGGGATCGCCCGCAGGCCAGTTGATTGCACAGACCATCGACCTGGATTTTGCGCTGCAAGCGGGGGTGAACGTTAGCTTCAAAGAAATCACGTACCCGGAGTTTTTGTTGCTGCGCTTTCTCACCGAGGAGCGCAACCGCTTCCATGAGGAAGCGATGAAAAAGGCGTCTCGTCATGGCCGCTAACAACATTTACATCCAGGTCGATTTCAACAGCCAGTCGGCGCAGGCGAACGTCAACGCGCTCAATCAGGCGATCGCGCAGACCGGGCCCACGGCACAAAAGAGTTCCGCGCAGGCGACGCAGGGCCTCAATTCCATCAGCGTCTCGATCCAGCAGGTGAACCGTGAGTTCGCCCAATTAACTACGGCTCTCGCGGGCCTGGGGCTGGCGCGGGCGATCGGCGGCATGGTCCAGGTAGCCGCCGATCTGGGCCGCGCGCAACTAGCCATGCAGTCCTTCACCGGCAGCGCCGAGGAAGCGAACAAGGTGTTCGAGCAGGTGCGCGCGATCGCGGCGCAGAGCCCGTTCCGGTTTAAGGACCTGGAGCAGACCGCCCGGCAGTTGATGGGCTTCGGAATGGCCGCGAAGAACGTTCCCGACACTCTGCGTACCATCACCGATCAGGTGGCGCGCATGGGCGGCTCGATCGAAAACGTCAACACAATCGTGCGCCTGTTCGGGCGCATCATGGAAAAGGATTTCGTGGGCGCGATGGACCTTCTGCGCCTACTGCCCGCGCAAGGCATTCCGGTGATGAAGGCGCTGCGCGACGAAATTGCCCAGACCATCGGCCACCCCATCGAGACGGAGGACGTAAAGAACGCCATCAAGGAAGGGCTGCTTGATCCGCTGCAAACTATCCGCATCGTGCTCGACTCCATGCGGCAATCGGGCGGCTTCGGCAAATTGATCGCCGACGCCGCGATGGCGTTCAAAAATCTGGGCGACACCATCGAGTACGTCGCCGGGAAGTTTTTTGGCTCCGAAGGCTTCGGTCCCGCGCTGACCAAACTGGCCGGGGAGATCGGCAACCTCCTGGCACCGCTCGGCGGGTTGATCGACATGCTGATGAAGTTGCCGGAGCCCGACAAGGAGTGGATCGTCAATATCGCCGCGATCGCCGTCGCCGTGGGTGCGTTTGGAACCGCGCTGACCGTCGTGGTTGGGTTAGCCCGTCCACTGATGGGGCTGGTAGGCTCGATCGGCTCGTTCACGGCTGCGCTGGCCGCGATGAATCCCGAACTGACCCTCACCATCGTTTTGCTCGGCGCTCTCGCGACCGTCACTTACAAGCTCATTCCGCAGTTCCACGATTTCGTGAACAATCTCGTGGGCGGGGTGATCGGGCAGATCAAGGGAGCCTTCAGCGGACTGACCGACGAGGGCAAGAAATGGTTTACCCAGTTCATCGACGGCATGAACCAGATTCCCAAGGACAAGGTCATCGACACCTCCAGCGTCTGGACCAAAGCGACCGAGGAGCAGCAGAAGTTTGCCACCGAGGCGCAGCGCACGCTCTTGCAGGCGCTGGCGTCGCCGGTCGAGGCCGTGGAGGTTAAATACGCGGAGCTATTCCGCAAGCTGGAGCAGGAGTTCCAGACCGGTGGCAAGTTTGTTCTGCTCACGAAACAGCAGCAACAGGCGTTGCGCGATGCGCTCGGCGGCACAGAGGCCGACGAGATCCAGGCCGCGGAGTTCAAAAAAGCGCAGCAGGCCCGCGATGAGCAACGCAAGCTCGATGTGGAAAAGGTCAAGGGTTCCTATGAGGCGCAGATCGCCTACATCGAGGCGCTGGACGAGCAGGACCTCCGCAAGAAGGTCGCGGCGATCGACAAGATCACGGAACTTCGCATCCAGTCCGCGCAGTCGGTCGCCAGAGTGGAGGAAGATAATCTGCAATCCACCTTCAATGCCCAGCGAGACTACCTGCTGGCGCACCGCAGGGAGTTCGAGGCGCTAGGGCTCGACGTGGATAAGGCGATCGCCGACCGCTACGGAGAGATGACGGATAAGCAGGCCGTCATCGACCAGAAGGCCGTCGATGAAAGCCAGAAGTACCGGCTGGAGGGTTGGAAGAAGGCCAACGACCTCATCATCGAGGACCAGAAGCGGATCTTCGAAGCGTTCAAAAGCGAGTTCGACGAAATCTTCGACGCCTTCACCAGCAAGACCAAGTCGATCGGCCAGGCGCTCGGCGACGTATTCAAGAAACTCGCACTGGGCGAAGCGAAAGAGCTTTTCAGTTCGACGCTGGCCGGGGTCGCAACCCAAGCGGCCGGCTACGGTCGGCCCGAGGAAACCATCACACGCGGCCACGGCATCCTGGGAGAACTCTTCCGGCGCGGGATGCCGCCGCGCCCGCCTTTGCCGCCGCCGTCAGAGTACAACCCCGAGCGGGTGCGG